TCTCTGTTACTGCACAACCGTTTGCGCCACCCCACAGTTGCATATGTCCACTTATTATCCCATCAACAATGTCTTTAAAGTCATGAGTATTACCTCCTTTGTTTAAAGCTGACTGTATCCAGTCTTTACATCTTATTAATTCTTCTTCTAACTTCATGGATCGTATTTTAATTTAACCCAAGCTCCGTTCTTGCTAACGACAACAGCGTTTTGCGCTTCATCCCACATAATAATGCCATCTTGTGTAGCTTTGCTGTCAGCGTTATAAAACTGCAACTTGTTTCTTGTTGTTGTTAAGAAGCTATTTAATCTTTCACCCCACGGTTTCCAATCTGATCCTAGAGGTGGTGGAGGAGTTTGTGTACTCATCGTCTACCTCCAGCGTTAGCTTCTATTCTCATAATTCCTGATCTCCAGTTGTCGTTACCTGTACCTTGTACTTTTATACGCACCTGTCTACCCTGAAAGCGCACATCTGTAGGATTACCAAGAGTAAACGCACCGTGTGAGGACTCAGTATCATTAGGATAAAAACGTGTCTTAAATGTAACTTCAACTTGTCCTTGTGTTTTTTCGTCAGGTATTAACTGTGTTACTTTCATTATGCTATCACCGTTACCAATACTAATTGATCCTGACTCAGCGTATGGTTTTGTTGAACCTGTGTGCGTGTAACCTGTTTCTTGATTGTAAAGATTGCCACTAGCATCACTCCATATCGGATTACTAAACACTCCTTGATCTACACCTGATGTTCTAGCTAAGTCACCAGTAGTCCAATGACCTTCTTTGTAATCTAATGCCACATATCTGTCATTCTCGGTTGCTGTTCCTGAAGGATAAAACCACCATATTTCACTATGTTGTGAGTTATGAAGTGCGTAGACTTTACTAATTTGAGATATGTTCATATCGTCAAACACATAATCTGCAACTTCACAATTTACTTCTTTTGCTACTGATCCATCAAATGTAAAGAAACCTTTTTTACCCATCCAAAAAGCGCCTTCGTCAATAGCTACAGCTCCTCGTCTTGATGCAACACCACAAGCTGTACCAACTCTTTCAAAACCGTATACAAATGGTGCGCCTGAGTATTGTGCTATATGTGCATCATTGTCTGTTAGTATTAGTGTTCGCCCTCTCATACGTAAACCTAACATAATTTGACCAACAGTCTGTAATTCAAAATCACCCGCTTGGTTTGTTGCTGATGGTGTCCATGATGTATTATTTTCTTGATCGCACCATGCAATTTTACGAGGATTACCACCTGCACCAAGTGCAAACACAAATCTTTCTTCTGTAACTACTAAACCTTTGTTACTTACTGGTGCATTACTAACTTGTTGTGCTACAACACCTGTATTAAGTTGCCATTCATATATCTTGCCATCTTTAGATGAACAAGCCATAAGGTATTCACCCCAAGTATCTAGTGACCAAGTTGTAGCTTCTTGATATATACCTGATGACGTAGGAGCTGAACCCCAATTACCATAGCCATAAAAACCACCACCATAACCAAGATTGAGAGATGCATTTAGATCACCTGATGTTAAACCTGATGGTGTTATGTCGTATACTGTTTGCGATGGGTTTACATAATATAATTTATTGAATGTGCCACTCGCTAAATATGAGTCACTTGAATTATCAAGCCATGAAAGCATTGCTCTTGGTGCTGATGCAAATGCACTAGCTTTTCGAGTTGTCCAACCACCAACAGGTCGCATTGATCCATCGTGCCACCTAACTAAACTAGCATCTCTCCATCTATTAGATGCTTGAAAGTCTGTACCGTTTCGATATTGCCCTGGAGGTATGTCTAAAGGTATTAATGCCATAATATTAAGCCGCTATTTGAGTCCATGTGACTGCATTATTAGTTATAAGTTCCCACTTTTCTCTACCTATTGTAGCTGTACCTGATGTTGCACTTACAGCACCTGATGTACTTTGCACTCTATTACAGGTTGCAGTATTTGTAGCTAATGCTTCTAAAACTATACTACCTTGAAATATTTTTTCTGAATCTGAGGTAGACGTGGAGTCTTGCGACATCGATGCGATACCACCTCGTGTAGCAAATCCAAGTACAGTAATACTTGCTACTGCTGTTGGTACACCTGAACCAAATCTGACTCTATTACATATAGCCGCACTTGTTACTGTAGCAGTTGTACTAGCAGAGCCATTCACCATAAACACACCTGATGCATTTATAGAAGCTACTGCTGATGATGTTGCTACACCTTTTGCAGTTTTAAATGCACTTGTTGTTACGGTTGTTACAGGTGATGATGTTGCACTACTCTCTCTAACTCTTGAGCCATTACTATTTGACGTAACTGTAGTTGTTGACGTTCCATTAACTAAAGCCGAACCTTCAGGTACACGTCTTGCACTTGCTGATACATTAGCAACAACTGATACTGTTGCTGATGCTTCACGTTGTCTAATACATGATGCACTTGCTGATGAGGTTGCTGTAACTACAGTTTGTAAATCTCCTTGAGTAAAGGCATTCATTCCATATGAACCCATACCATAGGAGAATACATCTGATTCTTCTATAATTACAACTTCACCACTACAAGATGATGAAGATGCTGCTGTTCCAGTTATTTGTCCTGAACCAATTGCAACTGCCCAATTAACAGCATTTGCACCTGACGTAGCAGTTACTGTAGCTGAAGCATCCTGTACTTCACCTAGACTTGAGCCAAATGTACGTAAACCGAAATACGATTCACCATACTCAAAAGCCATTTACTTAATTAGTTAAGTGTAATGTCTAAGTCACCTGATGGCACACGAAACACGTCACCAGTTTCAATAGTCTTTGATGCTGACAATGTCGCATAAGCCATTAAGTTACCTGATGTTGAAGCATCGAATACACCAACGTGTGTTACAGTTCCCCAGTTACCAGTAGCTGTAGGAAATTCAATTGCCGCATTGTTAGATGTTGTGTTACCTGACGTTGTAAATGCAACTGATTTTCTTACATATGCACTACCTGACAACTCAGTACCACCACCTGTTTCACCCGGTGCTGATGTAAAAAGACCTAAGTAATGTGTGCCAGGAGCTGAGTAAGCTGCACCTGCAAATACATGGTCTAAGATTTCTGTTTCTAAAAAGTTTGTAAAACTCATACTAATCCTCTCACTTTAAGTGTTAACCCTGATCCACTAAACCTAGCATCGTCAGAGCTTTCATTTAATCTAGCAACTGCTGCGCTATACATCTGCGCCCAAACTGCTACCCTTTGATCTTCTGCTAAGTACGGTGCTGAATGTAATAACGCTCCATAGAGGTATACATCAGGCGCTTCTAGTAAAAGCCAATTATCTGCGTTGCTTATTAATGAAGGTATCTTCTGATAATAAAGCAACTCAAAATCTGTGTCATTGCCAGGCGTTGGGTACAATTGAAATTGTCCATCTGCGTGTGTGTACATACTTGGTGTACCTGTGGCATTTTCGTTTGCTGATCTTTTGTCAGCCATAGCATCTCTTGAAACTAAATTTACAACTGTAGTTCCTGTGCCTGTTAAGTGTAATCTTATTGTTTCTATCCAATCCGCAGGGAATTGCATGTACTCGTCACCACTTGATTGTTGTCCACTTGATCTTGCTTCCATCTTCCAATGTCTAATATCTCTGTTGATCTGAGCTTCTGCTAACGCAACAAAATCAGGTATGACAGAGGTTAGGTCATCTCTGTTAAGAAAGTCTGCAATACTTGCTTTTAAGCCTGTGTAAGTTGTTAATGCCATACTAAAATCCTAAGTTAGATTGTGCTTCTAATTCATATTGAGGTACGTTGCCACTTAAATATTGTTGTTTAAAATTTTGTTGCTGATCAGGTGTATAGTTTTGCAACATCATAATAACTTCATTTGCTTGTTGTGGATTCATGTTTTGTAACTCTTGAGCAAACATAGCATCAACATCATTCATTGGTTGCATCTGTGTCATTTCTGTGTCAGAGAATGCTGATCCACCGTAACTTTGTTGAGGTGATGCTCCACCTTTGATCATAGTTTGTTGCGATGGTCTACCTTCAGGTCTACCACTTATCTTAGATTTTTCTATTAAATCTGCTATTTCATTGTTAGATACAGCACCAATGTTTCTTGGCGCATATCTTAAATCTTGCATACCTGTGCCTTCATAATAGTTAGGCATATTGTTAAACAAAGGGTTGGTAATTTCGCTTAATTGGCTAGTTCTGTTGACATCACTACCATATGATCCTTGACTCAATCTGTTAAACTCTGCATCAGACATACCACCTTTAGACAAAAAGTTTTCAGGTTTTTTTAATCCTTTTAATGAATTGGGTAGTTCGCTTCCACCTTGTTGTAAAGTTTTAAACTCTTTATCTGACATAGCACCTTTAGCACCATCTCTTTGCTCTCTTTCTTTAAAGAGCTTTTGTAACAAATCCATTACTCCGAAACCTTCGTCACCCATGATCTTGTCCTGTGTTTGTTTGCATTAGTATAATCTAAAACTCCATATTGTTTAAAAGTTTTGCTATAGAGCGCATTACATCTTTGTTTTGTACCATAATATTTTGCCCATGACCTTCATCATAATGTTGTGAACCCATGAATGTACCTAATGATCTTGCAATGTTCTCAGCAAAGTTTTGGAAGTTGCCACCACTATTGACCATTGATTCTGTATAAAACTTACCTAACACTTCTCTAGGATTAATCTGAGCGCTTGGCTTTAAGTTTAAATTATCTGCAACGTCTAAGTGTTCTGTCCTCGGATCATTCATCCATCTTTCATAAAGTTCTTTTTGTGAAGGCAATTTTTGGTTTGCTTGATAAGCATCGTCTACTAATTCTTCTGTGACATCACTTAACATTACTCTACCACCTGAAAATACTGAGTCTAGGTAATGTGCATACTCATGACCAGTTACGTTCATTACTGGTTGTAATAAACCTCTTTGTGTACCTTTATTAAATTTCATACGTGCAACTGGTGTAGATACTTTAGCACCCATTTTAGTTAATCCAAGTTGCGCTTCATTACCGTAATAATCAATGCCTTTATATTTATCATACAATTGCTGATCTGAAGGTAAGAATTTTCCGTAAGCATCAAGTCTTGTGCCATCCTGAGTAGAATTAGCTATTGGTACTTCATATCCCCAGTTCATGCCAGTTTCACGCTCTAGATAATCTTTTTGATATGCTTCTGTATCAGCATGTGGATTGCCTGATTTCTTTAAATTTTCAGCAGTTGTAAGTCTTACGTCTTGTGGAAACAGTTGGTTTCTTGGTACATCTACTCCTGAGTTTAAGAAACTTTGTCTTACAACATCACCCATTACATTCCATTGATTAGTACCACCTTTAGATAATGTGCTATCGTATGGCATAGATACTTGCTTACCAAAGTTTGCATTAGGTGTTTCAAGTTTAGTGTCTAACAAACCTTTAGCTTTTTTATTTTCTTCTTTAACTTGTTGTGCTTCTGATATTAACATTACAATCCTGAGAGTAGTCCTTCTTCTTCATTCAACATATTCATAGGTAGTGCTAATGCAATAAAATTTAATTCAGGAAATTTCTTAAACAATGCTAACCGTTCTGCTTCTGATCCGTAGATTAATATTTTTTTTATTCCTTTATCTTTTAACAATTTAATAATAGAAGGTTTTGTAAATGAAGGAATTATAGCTCCTTTAAATTCAGCTATGTCTATTATTTTGTTAGGTTTAGCTTCAAAGTATTCAGTTGCTAATGGACGATTTACAAGTTCTGCTTTTATAGGATCAATAGGTATTTTTGGATCGTTAGAAATTTTTAAACTTAATATTAATTCTTTAGCTTTTTTTGCTTGATCAGGAGTGTATCGCATTTGTATAACATCTT